TCCATAAAGAAGGCTTTAGCTTCTATCTCTTGTTTTAATTCTGCTTGAAAAGTAGTATTTAATTTTTCTAAGACTGCGTCTAAATCTCTTACTAAAGATTGCGCTACATCTTGTCTGTAGTTTTCACTAGCTCTTGTTAATGTTTGAACTATCTTGGCCATGTTACCATTTCCATCCTCCACCAGTCCCTGACTTATCTCCTCTGGCTGCTCTTGATTGAGCTTGACTTAATCCTCCTGGCGCACTTCTAAAGGATTGTGCACTTGGATTCTGTCCCCCTTGTCGAGCAGGTTCATCACGATGAAATGTAGTTTTAACTTGGTTTGCTTGATCTAATAGCGCTTTGTTTTGTTTAGCTAATTCTTCTTCTAGAAGTCCTGTTTTTTTGGCGAATCGTTTTTTTCTCCAATCTTCCCAGTGCTTCATTTTTTGTAATGTAGCTTGTCTTTTATTTATTCTTTTTTGTGTTGCATAAGGTAGACCTTTACCAAAGAAAGACGCAGCGTTATATCCTGCCATTGGTCCAGAGGTAACGGTATTACCACCATATAAATCTACCATGGCTTGTTCTTGAGCATTATTAGGAAAGCCTTGAGCGAATGCACCCATGATTCCCAGAGGAAGATTGACTGCTTTTCCAAGGCCGCTTAATAAATAATTTATAATTCCACTTCCTTTATTTTTTAATCTCGTTCTCCAGTTGGCATCTTCAGATTGGTAGTTTCTATTAAAATCGTTAGGAAGGAGATTAATTCCTGAAAAGTTTTTATAAAAATTATCTTGGTGTAATCTTGGAATTATTTCATCGTCATCATAATAAGGCTTCGGTGAGTATGGATCTTTTGTAGGATACGTTGTTGGATATCCTGTCCACTTTTCTAACTGTCCAAAAGCAGGATCATATGTAGCAGCAAAATCTCCGTGATTGGTATAATAATTACTTTCAATTGCTGGATCCATAAGGTTAAGATAAGGGGTTAATTGCTCTAGACCCCCTATTGGATTTTGAATCTCTTGTCCTGTAGCACCTTCTCCTCCTGGTCCTGGTCCACCGGTATAAAAACCTAATCTCATTATCCCACCATCATCTTTCTCTATTCTACTTCCATAAGTATCTGTCCAGTCTCTTGCGATCTCTGGTTCATTAGCCCATAGGTATTTTCTTTGTGCTTCAGATTTAAATGGCATTTTTATCTACGTCCTCCTGCATGTACATCTAACCTAAAAGTGCCTAATTTCCAATTAGAATCTACTGCTGTATTGGATATTTTTACTGCTACGGATCTAGCTCTAGCTCTACATGATTGATAAGTAGTGCTAGAAGTAATAGTAAAAGGACCAAGACTAGAACTAGTTGCCGTTTGATTCGGGAAAGTTCTTAAATCTAATTCAACGATTGTATTCCCTGCTTGAGTTATAAAGTCTGGTAAAAATCTACTTACCCTCATTATATGTTCTCCGTCTCCTCTAAAAGTAATTCCTTGCTTTTGATCCTGTGTGATATCAAAATCTCCAGATAATATATTGGCTGGTATAGCCGCCGTAGTTCCAATTTTAACTTGATTAACACCTGTTTCATGCTCATAATAATAAGTAACTCCATCTGTATTTCCAGTTACATCAAATGAGGTGTCTGTATCTGCATCATAATAAGTTGCATGTGGTAAACCAAAAATAGCCGAATCAATCCAAGCTGTTCTTGGCCATAAAGAATTTGCATTCGTATACCAAATAGGTCTGTTAATAGTAGAATCTAGATAACTATATATAACACACCTGTTATTTACATTCGAATCAGATGTAGGATAGAACCACATGACTTCACCAAATAAATTATTCAAGCCACAAAAAATCATTTGATTCGATGTTTTATTAAGGTCGTCATAAACATAATCTTCTACCAAACAGTCAAGAGATTCCAGTTTACCAGTAAATCTAAAGAAACCATTTTCAGACATCCAATAAGCCGAACCATCCACTTCGACGGCTGCATTTTTTCCAATCAACCCACAGTTGGTACCTACTTGCTCATAGGCAAAAGTAAAAGGTTGACCTACAAAACGCATGGTGAATAATGAGGTATCCGACCAAACATAAATTGTATTTCTACCTAGCTTAGCGCCCATGATCCGTGATCCGGCAGCCAGTCTTTGTGTACCTGCGCTGTTGGTTGCTGTAGGTGTCCAAGTGTTGATATCTTCTTGAGAAGAAAATCTTATAAACATATCATCTTGTGATGACGTAGTTCCAATAGTTGTTTCTGTTCCAAATAAAACTAAGTGACGATCGGGTGTTGATACAATCATATCTCTAGATGCAGTTGGTGCACCAGATATAATAGTTGCTCTCGTGGCAGTAGCATTTGACGCATCTGCATCCCATTCGAATACAGCTCCGTTACAAATTAAAGCAACTAATGTTGTACCTAAATTATCTAAAGACCATAAACCAGGTTCTGCAACTTTATCAGTTGTCGCTGCTGCTTGACCCCATGCTGCATAGTCACTGGTATTGGTAACCGTTGCTCCATCAGAATGAGCAGCTCTTGTTGTTCCTCTAGCATTTCTTGTAATTCCTGTGAGATCACTTCCTGAAACTCCTGTATAAGAAATTTCTTCGCTTCCCACTTGAATATAATTTGTACCTGTAGTTGGAAATCCTGTAACCGAATCTAAAGTAATACTGGTTCCTGATCCTCCAGTTCCATAAACATTATCGCCTAAAGCTCCGTCTAAAGTATTAGTTTGAGGATTCGTAACTGTACCACCAAACTGAGATATACCCCAGCCATATACACCCACTTGATCAGCTGGACCAACGTGGTAGTATCTATAATAAGTTATGTCTCCAGAAGTAGTAGCTCCTGAATCAGTTTCAGTAGCTCCTGCATCAATAGTAAGAGTTGTGGTAGTAGGTGCGGATAACACCATAAATTTTTTATCGCAAAAAGTTGTAGAGTCAAAACTTGAATCAGTTATAGAACTAAAAGTAGAACTATCACCAAATAAAATTATATCTCCTGCTACAAAATTATGTGCGGATGAAAAAGTTAATGTAACTTCAGATTCACCATTACTCGTGCTGAATGCATTAGTAATAGCTGTACCTGATGGATTCGTTAAAGGATGGATGTCATAGTAGACTCCACCTGAATAAACATATAAAATTCTATTAGTACCTAAGATAGAGTATTTGATACCTTCTTTATTCACCATTTGATGAATAGCACGTGTTGGGCCGGTTAATTTTTTATCACCTAATGAGGACCAACCACCTACTTTTTCAGGTGTACCATATCTAAAACGTACATTTTCCCCACCAGTCCATTGAGCTTCTGCTCCTGTGGGAGTGATTTGTTTATTGAAACCAGGTAAGAATCCTATCTTTTGTAGCATAGTTAGTCAATATACAATGTTTTTTAGATTTTGATAGTATCAATTTTTATCTATAAAATCAAGAATACTGACCCATGCTATCGATTTATATAAATATATTCCATTCTAGTTGATCAATTAAATCATTCAGATAAACTGTCTTGATATTGTTCTTTTTTATATAAGAATGTAATTCTTCTACATCCACTATCATATAGTTTTCTTTTATTTTAAAAACCATCTTATCTGCTTTTGATTTAGTGTTACCTGTTTTACCAAAAGAATCACCTTGTTTTGTAATAGGTCTAGTGTCAAATTTATATTTGATATTTAATCTATTTTTTAAAATACCTGCGATATCCCATAATTCATTTTTCTGTTGATCAACGGTTGCATAAGATATGGACATTAGTTTATCGGCGAAGGTCATATCGCACGGAGCTTTATTTAGTTGGTTTCTTCTCCACAGGCAGTGCCTGAATATTAAAAGATACGCTTATTCTTTTTTGTTTAGACATGTTAGGTTCCACCATATGAAGCGTTCCTGGAGAAAATAAAATTAAGTCATATTTTTTAGGCACAATAAAATATTTTGACCACGTTATTTCATTATCAAAATATTTATTATTTTCATCATTAACTTTAGTGACATCTTGATTTTGAAACATCAATCTACCAGAGTTTATTGGAGCTTCAATATAATATACCCCGGATAACACACTGGGTCTTTTGTCATTATAATGATTATGTAAAAAATTATAGTTTCCAAAACTGTTTTCATTAATCCACCAAGAATGTAAACTAACCGTAAAAACTTGTTTTGGTTTTAATTCTTCACACATATCGTGTGCACTCCTTAAAAAAACTTCTTTATTTATTTCTTGATTATGTATGCCTGTATAATTTGTAGTTTGATAACCCCCTACATTACTTATCTGTACCCCTGGTTTATTTTTCTTTTTTTCATAAGCTAAAGCTTTTTTAAACCATTTTATGTACTCAGGTTTTTTAATTTCTGTTTTATAAATAGAGGTTTTAAATATATCTATCAACATATTATTTATTCCCCTTTTTATATTCCTGAATGATTGTGGTAGGTAATCGCTTTAATAAAACTTTTAACTCTATTATTTTAGCTGAATACTCTGCGTTTAAACTTAACAAAGCGTTTATTTGCATTTTTAAACCCATTATATTTTCTTTAAGTTCTGTATTTAAAGCTTTCTCATTATCTTTAACCATTTTTGTTTGTATATATAGTTTTTCGTAGTCCATTATTTCCTTCCTTTAAACCATGAAGGTAAACCTATAAATGGTCTACCATCATATTTTTTTCCCATTGTTAAATCCTTATCGTTATAGTGTAAAAAAACTTGAACACAAACATCTCCTTCAAATTTTTCTCGCCAGTGCTCTAATTCTACACCCCTATAAACCAACATGTCTCCGGGAGATAAATTTATTTTAACTCCTTTTGCGTTACTTGCCGAAGTAATATTTTTTTTACTTTTAGGCATACCAACGTTTTCATTTGGGCTTACGTAAATAGGCCAAGGATCTCCGCCTAAATTCAGTGTGGTTGATATTTGACATTCTACTCTATCTTTATGTCTTTTTAATATATCACCTTTTTTATATACCCTAGTATATGCATAATTAGGTATTAATTTTAATTTAGTTTTTTTTTCCATTAGAGGTAAAAAATCAAGTAACAATTGTTCCATAGCCACATTAGCATAGTGAGAATATGTATGTGGAATTTGTGGATCAGTGAACGTACCAAAAGCTGTTTCAAAAGAATTGATATACCCATCTTTAAACAGTTTAGTTGTAACTTTTCTTTTTAAAATCATATAACGAAATAAAAAACTACACAGTTCAGAGCCTATTATATTTTTAGTTATTAAATATTTTTTATCTTTAAACATAAGGGTTACCCAATGACCAGGATACTAAAGAATATCTTGTTCCTTTTTTTATAGGTTTAACTCTATGATATACGAAACCAGGAAAAATAATGACAGAACCCCTAACATTATTAAAATCCGGGCATGTTGCAATAACGGGTTTACCGTTATTAGAATCTCTAAAATCAAATTCTAATTCTCCTCCAGTAAATTTTGAAGGGTCTGATAATTGTATTATACATGAAAGTTTTCTTATTTTATTTCTATAGTTTTCAAATTTATGATTATGTGCATATGGGGTCTGATGAGAATCGTTATGCCAAGTGTAATGATTCTTTTTTGAATATAAGGTAAATTGAACATATTCGGTAAAGTCAAGTTGAAAATTCCACCCCGCATTAACATTAGCTTTCTGAACAAAAGTATGAATAATATTATACACCCACGCCTGATTTAGAAAGACTACTTTAGAGTTTCTAATGTGTTTTAATTCTTTAATATCTTTATTAGATAACTTCTTTTTGAAGGTTAATTTTCTAGCTTCCATTCCAGTAGTTCCTCGTCGTGGTTTATGTGATAAACCTGTTTTAATTATATCATCACATACCTTTGAGGAAACACCTCCTTTAAAAAACCAAAAATAATTTTCTAATTTCATATTATATCTTTGTGGGTAGAGTATACTACATTCATTTAATGTGTCAATATTCGGGCGTATAATTGATCTATATCAAGATTGCATTAGCCCATACTGGCGCAGGAGAATAAGAAATATGGGAGTA